CCCTGCGCCTATTTATCTTTTTGCGTTTACGTGTGGTTGCCATATTAAAATTATGACTTACTGATTAACATAAAGAGATCATCGACACGCTTTTCTAGCCGTGTTAATTGATCCTTCATACTAGAGCCACCATTCGGGCGTAACTCATTAAGCCAGCCTTTAACTAAAAAACGTAATCCTATTAGACCGCCTGAGAGCACGGCCATAACGCCAGCGCCAAAGCCAGCCCATTCGGTAGGACTCATTTTTCATTTGCACCGATGCCATAGGCAATATCGGATTTATCTAAAGCCCTAGCTGCTGGCCCTGCGAGTGCTGCAATTACTACAGACAGCGCTGGGTCTAAACCTAATTCATTACTTGCTAAGAATGTTAGTAGCGATACAAGCACACCTCTAAAGTATGATTTTAGTATTGCTTTTTGCTTTTTGCTTATCTTCATATCTTGCCCCCTAGTAGTGGTATATCAAACGGCTTGCTATTTTTGTCGCCTAACTTTGTAAAGCTGATATGTATGTGTCGCTTGTGTGGATTTACGCCACGATACTTGCGCCATTTCCAGTTTAATATCTTGCTAGCGATGTGTCCGTTATGGATGACGTAAGATAAACGTTTATCGGTTTTGCCAGCGACTCTGATTTGGTCAGCCACATAAGCACTGATCCCTTCGGATGTACCCAGGCGAGAATCAACATCAATTGCTCTGACCCATCCATTTTCGTCTGGAGAATGATCCGATTTTCTGGCGGCGTGACGGCTATCGCCCACCCACCCATCACTGGCAGTACGCCTATCTGGAAACCACGTATCAACTTGATCTCTTAACTGCACACCAGCTGCACATAGTTTAGGCTTCAAGTTCGATCCAACTTAACGTTGATTCATCCCAATACCATTTACCCTCACTAGGTTTAAGTGTTGGCGCTTGCCAATCAAAGTTTGCATCTAATGACCAAGATGAATAAGGCTTAGGTGCAATAAATACATCTGCAACGGGATTATAAGAGTATCCAATACCTGCGTATTGTTTGCGAATTTTATTATTGTAACTTGTACGCTTTATATTGTAACCTGTTGCTTGACTATAAAATGTTTCCCAAGCCTCAGTATTACCACCAATACCTAATTGTGTGATGTTTTCATCCACACCAACAGTAACATTGACAACCATATTGTTTTCATCTAACCAAGCGTAATGTGCCATTATGCCCAACTTACATTTCCTGCTGTTGCTGCAGTAATTGTTGCTCGCTTAAACCCACCACTTGCTGCGCTTTCAGTTCCAGTAACACCAGCGCCGAAAGTAATTGTATAAGCGTCAGAATATCTAAGAATTACAATTCCTGAGCCACCTGCGCCTGAATTAAAATCTCTAGCACCGCCACCGCCTGAACCGCTATTAACACTTCCAGAAACTGCACTACTTGCAGGAACACTTGGAGCGCCAGCGCCACCGCCACCTGAACCCCCTAAACCTATAAAACTAGTAGTACCTTCACAAGCGCCACCGCCACCACCTGCATAAGTTACGGATGAACCAGTAATGGATACTGCGACACCATTACCACCATTACCTGCTTGCGAACTAGGTGAACCAGAAACCGCATCACCGCCAACAACGCCAGCGCCACCACCGCCACCGCCTGAATAATTAGCGCCTATTCCAACACCACCAGCGAAACCTTGATTAGCAGTGCCAGATGCACCTGCTTTGCTTGCACTTGTCCCTGAACCGCCACCACCACCGCCAGAACCAAAAGTTCCAGATGGTGCAGCTGTGTCATATTTACCGCCACCACCACCGCCGTTAGAAGTTATTGTAGAAAATACTGAATTTGCCCCGTTATTACCTGGTACATTTGTATTTACTAATGCGCCACCAGCGCCAACTGTTACTGTGTAATTAGTAGATAAACTTACAGTTAAAGCAGATTCTAATGAACCGCCACCACCAGTAGCAGTTACGGTTGAACGGAGTCCACCAGCACCACCACCACCTCCAACGAGTCCACCACCAGCACCACCACCTCCAACAACTAAATAATGAACAGTAATGCCGCTTGGTGTTGTAGGCGCAAGTTGTCCTGCAATTATATTTAACATTTATGCAATAGCCCCAACAATTACCCAAGAATTAGCAGCAGTTTTAATACAAGCTGCAGATTTATATTGTGCAAGGGTTGGTTGTGCTGCAACTGCGCCAGCGCTTAATACTGTTGTAGTGCCAGATGTAACTGCTTTAATTGTTACGTCATTTGTTGCTTGATTTAATACTGTAATAACTGTGCCTATTGGGAAGTTATATGTAGCATCTGTTGGAATGCTAAAGTTTGCAGCTGATGATTTGTTCATAGGTATTAACTGTTGGTACTCATCACCGCTACCTACTGTGTAATCAGCTGTTTTAGCAGTTTGTACTGTGAAGGCTGGTAGTCCATTCCACATAGCGGAAGTAACTACATCACCAGTATTGCCTGGAAAAGTTGGCATTATATCTCCTTAATAAGATAATACGTTCTGACCTAAGACCCCGTAATCTACGTTGCCTATTATAAACCCATCTATGACAGGTTCTAGCGTTGTAAACACCACTTTAAAGCTATTAGGTGTGATGATGTTGGATACGCCAAAGATTTGCAGTGTTTTCTCCAGCTTAGATCCACCAGGCTGGGTTGTGATTACTGTGATCGGATCAAAGAAGTCTAGGTTAAGCGCTGCGACTATGCCTGTATCGTAGTTAGGGGTGTATAGGTCTAGCTCGATGGCATCGCATCGGATGGTTGTCTCAGCCCTGCTAGCCACATAAGCCCTGGCGTAATCTAGGGCTACGGCATCGGTCTGCATTAGCAGATCTTGTTGGTTATATGAATGGATAAAATACTTGTCAATACTGGCCTGATTGCTGGCAGATTGCACAGTGCCACCAGTTCTGGTTATCTGCGCTGAATTAAATATAAGGGTGTCATCTAGTTTCCAGGCTGCATTGGCGTATGGGATACCTGTGCCATCATCTGCAAAGACTGTCACTGGATTACCTATGGTCTCTGTAGCTGTAAGCCTGTCCTTGAATACAAAGGATCCGTCAAAGCCTACATATATTGCGCCATACTCTGACAGGGCAACAGTCTGCATAGCACCTAAAGCAGTGCGTGGGGTGCCTGGATCATTCTGTAATGTAGTTTGACCTGCATCTATTTGGCGCTGTGATAATGGCCAGTCGATCTCATCTAATATCTCATTGATACGTGCCCCTGATAGGTCACCAGTATTAGCACCCGTGACTGTAGAGATCTGGGCATTGTAAGCCAGGCGCATAGCATCTACAGCTTGTATCGTTGTATAGGCGACCTCTGTGGCATCTTTAGGCTGAGTGTTTACATAACTTGTAATAAAGCCTGAAAATAAAGGATAGGTAACACTGTTATAGGTAGCAGATATGCTGACCTTCTTCATAGGTGTTAGCAGTCCAAAGTAAGGCCCAGTCGGGTTAGTTGGGTTGAAGTCGCCATTCTGATCTACTATGCGTAGCGTTAATTGGCCTGTTTGGAATTGGTCATATAAAGCATTACGGCCTACAGCTGTTTGAATAAAGTTAATACGATCTGACACGTCAACAATAACTGCTACTGCATCTGCTAGTACGTTTGTGCCTAATACGCCAATATCTAACTGCATAGCCTGAGCAGTGCTTGGCCCAGTGGAGAAGTTTATTGTGGCGTTGATTACTGGGACTGTCATTGAAACGCAATCGATCCTGCGGGTACCAATGATCCATTACCTAGTTTAGTAATGTTACCTAAAGCATCTTGAATATAGGTAGTCAAATCTTGATTAGTGCTTAATACTGCGCCTGTGTTTACTGTTACCTGTGGTACTACTGTTGGTGCTGCTGCTGCGGCAGCTGTAGTCGCACTAGATGGCATACCACCTGGCACTGCGTATTGGCTCATCTGTGCTAAGAATGCATCAGCCTGTGCTTGTAATCTTGCAGATGAGGCAGCCAAGCCTGCTGCTGCGCCTGCTTCAATTCCCATAGTTTTAAAGTAATTTGTAAGGTTTGTAAAAATTTGATCGTATTTATTAGGCAAAGTATTTAAAGCATTAGCAGCATTGTTAGCACTATCGGCTAATAGATCGGCAGCTGTCTTAGCATTTAACTCTGCATTGTATTTCTTAGCCAAAGCCTCGTTATTATCTAGTATCGCTATCTTGGCTTGTATGCGTAACTTAGTCTCAGCATCGGTAGTCTCATTTAGCGCCTTCATTAAGCCTATGCGCTCAACGTCAAATTGCTGGGCTAATTTATCTACCTCGGTTTGTTTCTTATTTTTGGCATCTAACAGCGCTAATTCTTTTTTCTTCTGATCCGATAGTTTATTTTCTAGGCGTAGCTGCTGGCCAAAGATACGAGCCGATGCTCGGCCTTGTTTGTTGTCTGGCTGAGTGGCGCTTCTTGCACCAGCAGCTAATCCCACAGCCCTTTGTAAGGCTAGCCCACCTGGTTGTAAGCGTATTAACAAATCGCCTAAGCCACCAGAAGTTATCTTCGATGCTAAACCATCTAACTTGCTTATTAATAAACCTACGCCATAAATTGCATCACTAATAGATTTGGCAAAGGTATCCATTTGAGTAGCGGCATCTTCTATGCTTCTATTCTTGCCTAGTAAACTTATAGCATCTAATAAACCTTTACCGATTTCTTCTTTAGCGTTTTCTGTAGATACTCTTAGCAAATCCATTTTGCCTGCATAGGTAGTTAATCTAGCTTGTGCCTGGCCTGCAAACTTGTTATTAAGTTCACCCAGGATCTTATCCATATCACCAGTCTTTAAGGTGGCCTTACTTATGCCAGCACCTAAACGACTAAGACCTGTGGTGTTGCCTGAGAATCCTCTAGTTAATGCTGCGCTTACCTCTGTTAAAGATCGACCAGTAGCAGCACTTACATTTAATGCAGTGTTTAATGCATCTTGGCTTTTTGTAATAGATC